ATTTAGATACACTACCAGAAGAAATTGATGATATGCGATTTGCTATCTTAGACAATAGCGATCCTAATAATCCTGATTACTTTTATATTCCACTTATCTTTTTGGAATCGTTTACAAGCCCAGCACTTGTACTAAAGATTGGCAACAAACAAATTAAAATGCCACTAGATTGGCAGGTATTAATTGGCGAAGAGGATTTAGGTGATTTAGAATCACTACCGCTTACTAGCCTAAACGATCGAGACTTTAAGGTATATCAATACAACAGCCTTAAAAGTTATGCACCAACATTCTTGCCTATAGAAATTGTGGATGTATACAACGAAGTATCTTGGTATGCCCCTAAATTAAAGAACGGACAATTTTTAGCAGTGCCATTATCAGATGGCGAAAATCCCGAATGCGTTTATTTTATCAAAGACGTTTCACGCAACTGCGAAGTGGTAGATTATAATAAAGCGTGGGGGTAACATGAGTGACGACGACACAACTTATATTGACTTGACAGATCCAGATACCGGCGATACACTAACAGTTAGCGTGCCGTACAATTACGACGATTATGATACATCTGTTACTTGGGGGACTGCAACCACTGGTTCTGGAACATACACTATATCAACTACTGGCACCGGTGGAAATTGGTGGGACGACACGAACATAAACAATGGAACCAGTAACTATGGAAAAATATCTATTCACGGTGACAAAGGCACATGGGATCTAGAAGATCGACTCAAAACAATTGAGCGTGCTCTAAATATTCCAGAACGTGACTATGACATGGAAGCCAAGCACCCAGAACTTGCAGAGCTTTTTGAAAAGCATCTGCGCAAGGTCGAGCGAGTACTTAAAAAGTTGCCCAGTGTTTCTGAATATGAACGTGAAGTAGAAAAACGACGCATGTGGGATGTACTAAAAGGACCAGACAGGAACGTTGATGGCGGATTATAAGCTAGATATATTTAAAATGCTTGAGGCTGTGGATTGTAAAGATTATGATTTTTACGATCGTATTACTGATGAAGAACGCAAGGGATTTAGTCCTTTTACGGCGATCAAGTGGACATCTGTAGTCGAGGGCGATCAAAACCTACAACACTGGTATCTAGCTGCAACAAATCATTACTGTAACAAACACTGGTTTGACCTGGGTTCAGAACATCGAAAGTTACAATGGCTAGAATTATGTGCTGTAAGTCCAGGCATAGGCAAACAACGACACGGTTACCTAAAACAAAAATCAAAAGAAAAGAAATCTGAACATAAAAAACAGTTAATGGAACTGTTTCCTACAATGAAAGAAGAAGATGTGGAAGTGTTATCCTCGCTTGTCACTAAAAGAGAAGTAGATGAGTATATTAAACAGCACGGAAACTGACGCATACACGTGCAAATACTGCGAACGCGAGTTTAAACGTGAAAGCAGTCTTGCAGTACATGTCTGCGAACAAAAAAAGAGACATCAAGAACGAGATGAACGCGGTGTACAAATTGGGTATCAAGCATATCTTAAATTCTACGAATATACACAAGGATCAGCAAAACTAAAAACATTTGATGACTTTGCTGCGAGTCCATATTACCGAGCATTTGTTAAGTTTGGTCGTTATTGCGTGAGTATTAAAGCAATCAGTGTTTCGTTGTTTATTGAATACGTGATTAAAAACAATAAGAAACTGGATCATTGGGCTCGAGATAGTGTATATCAAGAGTATCTAATGCATACATTAGTCACGGAGCCAGCAGATCGTGCGTTAGTTCGTGCAATGGAATATTCTATTGAATGGGGCGAAGAGAATAACGCCAATCCACACGACGTTATACGATTTAATAATGCAAATCGTGTATGTCAGCTAATTACAAAAGGTACATTGAGTCCATGGGTAGTTTATAATTCCGCTAGCGGGATGGAATTCCTTGCAAAATTAAATGAAGAACAACAAAAAATTATCTGGGATTACATTTACCCAGAAACATGGGAACGCATTTTTCACAAATATGTTGCTGATCAAGAATATGTAAAAGAAATGCTGAGGCAGGCAGGCTGGTGAATAAGAAAAAAACATTATTAGTTTCTGGGTGCAGTTTTACAAAAGATAACTATCAAGAAACTTGGGCAGATTATCTAGCAGAACATTTGGATTATGATCTAATAAATGTTGCTGGTAGAGGCGCCGGAATCGATTTTGTTCAAACTAGATTAATATATCAATGCACGTTAGAGGCTCCTGATTTGGTTGTACTAATGCTTCCAAGTGTTGATCGGTTTGATCAATATGTCGACAAAGATCACCTCAATAAAAAGGAAATCATATCTATATCAAGTTGGCAAAATGGCATAAATCCTGCGTTAACAGATGTAGACGGCACACAGAATTCAACACAAGGGTATAGTTTAACCGGAGGTGAAATTCGCGGTAGTAAAAAGTATTGGTACAAGTATTATTATAACGAATCAATGGCGCTAATTAATTACTGGAAGACTGCATATAGTATTGAAAATTTTTTAAAAATTAAAAAAATACCTTATTATATTACATTAGCTTATAATAAATCACATCTAGTAGAACAAGATGCTAATAAAACAAATCACGGCACAGCACATACATTTTTATTCAATTGCATAGATTGGGAAAATTATATATTTTATAATACAGATAAAGGTTTTTTGCAATATACAAGAGACAATCAATTTACGATCGAAAAGTATCATCCAGTAACAGGTGCACACAAATCATGGACTAATAATATTTTATTGCCAAATATTAAAATATGAAAATTAACATTAATGTAATTAACGATAACATCGGACTTCAATTATTTGATGGGCTATATGCCTACCGTCAATCAATATCTAATGACTATAAAAGCGACTGGGATATAAGATATACAAATTCAATAGATAGCACAGCCAATATCAATATTTTATTTGATTATATGCCTACACTCGAATCTCCCATTAACGATTACGATTTGGTATTTTATTGTAATGGCGGAGAGCCAATAATGGTTTCGTCTCAAGTAATGCAAAAACACCAACAGTTTAACCATGTGTTTTTTATAACCGACAGTTATTTAGAAAGAGGGCACGAATTATACAAAAAAATAATCTTTACTCCTCATAATATAATGTCTTGTGTGCAATATTGGACTAGAAAATTCTATCCGCAATATTTTGAGAATTCCAAAAATTTAAAGTTAGAACGCAAAAACACAATAGCATTAATTAACGGGCAAAATAGAACAACTCGACATTATTTTTTTAGTTTGCTTAGAGAACAGATTCCAGAATTATTTAATAATTTTAAATTTACTACGGTTACTAATACAAATCATTCATTTTGGGAAACATCCGAGGATTTTATTTTTAGAGAAAGTTTAGAAAGTGAATATTATGAGTTATGGAAAGATCAACCAGTACAAGATTTTAAATATTACACAAATTCAGTTGATGTTGGCATAGATAAAAAATTTGGTACTATTCCTCCTGGGTATTTTATTATGCCCTTGTATTTTGAAAATTCGTGTGTTGTATTTTCAGAAACCAGCTGGCAGAATGGCGAATTGACTATTACAGAAAAATCCTTAAAATGTTTTTATGCTGGTAGCTTGCCATTTATAATTGGAGGTTCGCATATTAATAAATTATTTAATGAACTAGGTTTTAATACTGCATGGAATTTATTACCAAAAAATTTACAGACGTACGATCAAATTATAGATCATAAAAAAAGATACGGTTTAAAAGTAGAGGCCATTAAGTGGCTACAGAATAACAAAGATATATTTAATAGTAACGAATTTAAGGATTTAACTAATCAAAATTTACAAATGCTATTGATGGCCAACACAGATACACTAGCAGTTAAACGTCTAAACAATTTAATGGAGAGTTATGAGCGCAGACATCGACATTGATTTTGGCAACAGAGAAGATATTCTCAAACTTGTCAAACACTTACCAGCACGTCAGCAAGATCGTAAGCATAGTTCCGGTGTGTACGTAACACCTATTCCTGTGGATCCAGTTAACGGTTGCGCAAGCATTGATTATAAAACTGCCGAAGAACTAGGTTACTTTAAGATTGACTTCCTTAATGTTCACGTATATGAACACATCAAGGACCAAGCACATTATGATGAATTATTGTCCACAGAACCGCCTTGGCACAGATTACACGAAGCCGAGTTTGTTGAAAAAATTATACACATTAACAACTATGCAAACATACTTGCACAATTAGATGTCAACAGTATTCCCAGACTAGCAATGTTTTTGGCCATGATTCGACCTGGCAAAAAGCACCTTATTGGCAAGCCTTGGAAGGAAGTTGCTGAAACTATTTGGGATAAAACGGACGAAGGATATACATTCAAAAAAGCACACGGCGTTGCCTA